ATATTTATTAATAACTAAAATCAGAAATAAGAATGTCGAAAAATGAGAGTATTAATTTAGGCTATTTAGGCTATAGTTTTCAAGTAAAGTTAGTAAAACAATTAGTGGAAGATCATAAATTTTCAGAAACCATCATTTCAATAGTTGACCCCAACTATTTTGATAATGAATATATGAGACTAATTGTGGCTAGTTTGAAAGATTACTATGAAAAGTATGAAACAATACCTTCTTATGAAACTATCTTTAATCTAATTAAAACACAAGTCCGTAGAGAAATTGCGAGAGAATCGGCAGTTGAATTAATTAAAGAAGTGAAAGAATCTGACAATAAAGACTGTTTACACACACAAGATGTTGCCATTAAGTTCTGCAAACAACAAGAACTTAAGAAGGCTACTCAGAAAATCCAAAAAATATTGGATAATGGAGATTTTGATAGATATGAAGAGTGTGAGGAATTAGTAAAACAGGCGATATCTGTTGGTACTGAAAAGGATGAAGGTATTGATATATTTCATGCCATTGAAGATGTGTTATCGGAAGATTTTAGAAGTCCTATTGCAACAGGTTTAACTGGAATTGATAATCTTATGGGTGGAGGATTATCTAAGGGTGAATTGGGTGTTATTTTAGCCGCATTTGGTGTTGGTAAAACAACTATTATGACTAGAATGGCAAACACTGCGTATTTGACTGGTAAAAACGTTGTACAGATATTTTTCGAAGACAACGTTAAAGTTATACAAAGAAAACACTTTTCTTGTTTTACTGGTATCGACTTAAGTGATTTAGGTGATAGAAGAGAAGAAGTAAAAGAAGCCTTACCAAGATTTCAAAACTTAGAAAATAATTTAATTTTGAAAAAGATGTCTAGTGATGGTACAACAATTACCCACATCAAACAATATCTTAGAAAATTAATTTCTTCTGGTATTAAACCTGATATCGTTTTTTTAGATTACATTGACTGTGTACAACCTACTAAACAATTTAAAGATGAATATAGTGGTGAAGGAAATGTAATGAGACAATTTGAAACTATGTTATCTGAACTAGATATTGCTGGATGGACTGCAGTACAAGGAAACCGTAGTTCTATTGGTGCAGATTTAGTAGAGGCTAATATGATGGGTGGTTCTATTAAAAAGGGACAGATAGGTCACTTTATTTTATCCGTAGCAAAAACATTGGAACAAAAAGAAGAAGGAAGGGCTACATTGGCAGTTCTTAAATCTAGATTTGGTAGAGATGGTGTTATTTTTCCGGATATAGTTTTTGATAATGGTACTTTGGTTATTGACACTAGTGAATGTAATGATGTTACACTTTTAGAACACGGAAAAGGTTTGAAAAAACAAGATTCTGATTTCATTGCTAGTACAATACAAAAGAAAAGAAGTACACCAATGAATAATAATTGATTTGTAAATTAATAAAATAAATGATTTATAAAATAAATCATTATGGGAACAAACACCTTAATAAATAATAAAAAAATAAAATAAAAAATGGAGTTATCAAACAATATTCTATCAAACATTACGGTATATATGAAATATGCCAAATATCTTCCCAAAGAAAATAGAAGAGAAACGTGGGAAGAGTTAGTTACAAGAAATAAAGAAATGCATCAAAAAAAATATCCTCACATTAAAAATGAAATTGAGAATGTTTACACATTGGTGTATGACAAAAAAATATTACCTTCAATGAGAAGTTTACAATTTGGTGGTAAACCGATAGAAATATCACCAAATAGAGTTTATAACTGTGCATACCTACCTATTGATCATGTTGACGCATTTTCAGAAACAATGTTCTTACTTTTAGGTGGAACAGGAGTAGGATTCTCAGTACAAAAACATCACGTTGAGTCATTACCTGATATTAAAAAACCAAATCCTAATAGAAATAGAAGATATTTAATCGGAGATTCTATTGAAGGATGGGCAGACGCAATTAAGATGTTAGTTGAATCTTATTTCGGTATAAAGTCATCGACACCTATCTTTGATTTTTCTGATATTAGACATAAAGGTGCGTTATTAGTGACATCAGGTGGTAAAGCACCTGGACCACAACCATTAAAAGATTGTATTCATAATATTAAAAAAGTATTAGATGCTAAATCTGATGGTGAAAAATTATCACCTATTGAGGTTCACGATATAGTTTGTCATATTGCAGATGCAGTATTAGCAGGCGGTATTAGAAGAGCAGCATTAATTAGTTTATTTAGTGCGGATGACAATGAAATGATTTCTTGTAAATCAGGAAATTGGTGGGAATTAAATCCACAAAGAGGTAGATCAAATAATTCGGCAGTATTACTTAGACATAAAATCACGAAAGAATTTTTCTTAGATTTATGGAAAAGAATTGAACTGTCAGGGGCAGGTGAACCAGGAATTTATCTATCAAACGATAAAGATTGGGGAACAAATCCTTGTTGTGAGATTGGTTTGAGACCATATCAATTCTGTAATTTGTGTGAGGTTAATGCTTCAGATATTGAATCACAAGAAGACTTTGAAAAAAGAGTTAGAGGTGCAGCATTTATCGGTACATTACAGGCGGGATATACAGACTTTCATTATCTAAGAGATGTGTGGAAAAGAACAACAGAAAAAGATGCATTAATTGGTGTAGGAATGACAGGTATTGGATCTGGAGTAGTTTTAGGTTATGATATGAAGTTGGCGGCTAAGGCGGTTAAAGAAGAGAACGAAAGAGTTGCAAAATTAATTGGTATTAATAACGCAGCGAGAACTACTACAGTTAAACCTTCAGGGACATCATCGTTAGTTTTAGGTACATCTTCTGGTATTCATGCTTGGCATAACGATTACTATGTAAGAAGAATTAGAGTAGGAAAGAATGAGGCAATTTATACATACTTATCCGTAAATCACCCCGAATTAGTGGAGGATGAAATATTTAGACCACATGATACTGCAGTTATCTCTATCCCACAAAAATCACCTGAGGGATCTATCTTAAGATATGAATCATCTTTTGATTTATTGGAAAGAGTTAAAAAAGTATCTCAAGAATGGATTAAACCAGGACATAGAGGTGGACAAAACAGTCACAATGTATCTGCAACAATATCTTTAAAAGAAGATGAATGGGAATACGCTGGTGAATGGATGTGGGAAAATAGAAAATTCTATAATGGGTTATCAGTATTACCATATAATGGTGGAACATACCAACAAGCACCTTTTGAAGACTGTGATGTAGAAACTTATGAAAAGATGATGAAATCTTTGAGTAATATTGATTTATCTAAAGTTATAGAATTACAAGATAATACTAATCTTTCTGGTGAGGTTGCTTGCGGAGGAGGAGCGTGTGAAATAGTATAATTATGAATATAGGTGCATCTAAGGATTGGGTACAACAATTATATGTAAGGGAATTTGGATCGAAACTACAACCCAATCAGTTCTATTATGATAATCAGGGTAGAATGGTAATGACTGAAGAATATCATAAACTAAGGGGAAGTTGTTGTGGGAATGGTTGTTTACATTGCCCATACGAACCTAAACATATTAAAGGTACTAAAACTTTAAAATAAAAAAAGTCGGAGAAATCCGACTTTTATTTTTTATATAATAATGAAATCATTTCCCTATCCTTTTCGGTTAATACTTCTGTATGACCTTTCAGAATACTGTTCTTTTCTCCATCTATATGTCTAAAACCTAATAGGTGAAACATTTCATGAATTATGGTACTACTAGTACAGTGATATTTTGTACACTCTATAATATCGATATGAACTCTACTTTCTACTATATCTTTAAATACAAAATACTTACTTGTTAACCCTATAGAATTCCTTATACCACTTTCACTTGAAGGATATAATTTAATATATTCACTGTCACTTAAAAAATAAATCACACTGTTAGATGAATCTATATCACTAACCAATTTAAGTGTAATGATTTCAATCAAATCATTGAATTCATTTATAGTTTTAACTACAGTTAAGGAATCTTCTTTTGTGTATTTACCATACATAAAAAATTTAATATCTTTTTTCCATTTCTCACCATTATTTGTGATAGAATTAAACTCATCCATAGTAAAGTTTTTCTGAGAAAAACATATAATACTATTTAAAAATAAAAGGGATAAAAGTATTTTTTTCATAGTTTTTAAGTATTTATATAACAAATATAGTATATATTTATTTAACTGCCAAAAAAATTGGTTAAAATTATGAGAAATTTATTTGAAGAATTAGATAGAATAAAAAATTTAATGGTGTACGAGAAAGGTACATTGATTACTGAAGTAAGTACTAGTGCAGAACCTGAGGGTGAAAACACCACAGTTGCTAAGGCATCAGATACTAAACCTGAAGGGGATAAAACCGAACAAAATCAAGAAACTAAGGTTGATTCTAAAGGAGAACAAACCCAAACTGCGGATAAAACAGAATGTTTTATTGTAAAAGCAACAGGTAGATTTATTGTAGATATAAATACAGGATCTAAGGCGGTGGATAATTTTTTAACAGTTTTTAGGAAAATTATTAAGTCTAATCCGGAATATCAAGAAGGTTTGGATAGTGGTACTATGTATATTAGAGACATAACTCTTCAAGGATTTGCGAGTAACTATTATACAGGTATTGTAGAACCTATTTGGGATAATGATTACTGTAAAAAATGGACAATACCACCTGACACTGGTTATGGAGGTGTTTGTACAGATTTTGAATTTAAAAAATATACTGGTAAAAAACTATACCCTAAGACTAAATATACTGGTAGCCAATCCACTAACACAAAATTAGCCTCAAAAAGGGCAATAAACTTATTTACATCAATAAAAGAAAAATTAGATAAAGAAGGTAAAACAATTGGTTTAAGAGTGGACCCAGCTGCAAAACCAAAATATATTGAGGGTGGAACAATGTACACTAAGGATAATGTTGATGAGATGTGGGTGAAATTAATTAGTCAAGGTGGACTTAATCCTGGACAAATTGTCGCAGTTACCGCAAATGTTTGTTATACACTTAAAGATGAAGAAACTTGTTCTGATCCCTGTATGCAAAAAGACGTAGATGGTAAATGTAAGTGTCCCGATGGTATGATTTATAATAAAGAAACCAAACTATGTGAATGTCCACCAGGAAAAGAAAAACAAGATTGTGAATGTATTGAAATAAAGAAAGAACCATGTCCTGATTGTATGGAAAGATTGGTTGAGGATGGTGAATGCGTATGTATATCAGGTTTAAATAAAGGTCCTGATGGTAAATGTTATTGTGATAAAGAATTTAAAATTTTACCAGATGAGAAATGTGGATGTCCTTGTCCTAAATGTATGGAAAAAGACGAAAAAGGTGAATGTAAATGTAAAGAAGGGACATATACAATAGACGGCAAGTGTTACTGTGATGTGGCAGGTAAAATACCTGTATTACCAGATTGTAGTTGTCCTAAATGTGATGAATGTACGGAATATAATTTAGAAAAGAAAAAATGTGAATGTACTGGAGATTTAGTAGAAAATGATAAGGGTGAATGTGTTTGCCCTACAGATAAACCAATTAGAGTACCCACATCCTGTAATTGTATCGCAGAAAAAAAACAACCATTAAAGTGTAATTATAACGCAGAAACCAAAGGGGGTAGAGGTGTAAAGGCAAATAATTTCGTATCTGCAGCAGTGAATAGTGCATTCCCAGTAGGTGAAGGTGATACTATAACAATTTCCTTTGACTCATTAGTAGTACCAGACGCATTTTATGTGAAATACGGTGATCAAGAATTCTTCAGTGGATTTATGGGTGATGTTTGGAACGGAGAATATAAAAATGTTGCCTTAAGTTTAGAGGAAAAAAAGAAAATGATGTACATACTTTCTAAAAGTTTAACATATAAAATAAAAGTTACTAATGATGATGATATTAGTTCGATAGATAATATGTCTAGAAATTTTGTTGGTGAGTTAATGTATTATAAAGAAAAAGAAGGTTTAGTTGAAAGTATCAATGCTGCAATTGGTTCAGTAGGTGGTAAATTGAAAATAGCAGACATTTTTAAAGTTGGTGATGGTCAAGCCAAAAAAGTGACAGATGAAATTAAAAATATAGACATTGATATTACAAAAACTGAAAATATATCAGTTTTTATTGATAAATTTAAATCCATAAGGTCTGGATACGATAATATTATGAAGAAAAATTCATCATTTACTATCACAAAAGAACAAAAAGATTTCACCATTAACATAATTGTTTTCTCACCATTAGATAGAACAATATTTAATATGAAGGTTGAGTGTAAATAAAATTTTTTAATATTTTACCATTTCTTTTCAAAAAATTTATAGTACAATATTTATATAGACAATGGCAAAGACTAGATATATAAATATTGATTTCCCTTTTAGAGATAGTTCCGATGGTTCCTATTTTAAAATGAATAAAACTGATAAGGATGCAATTAGGGCAGACTTATTACATTTATTGTTAACTAATAAGGGAGAAAGGTTATATCTACCAGAATTTGGTAGTGATCTTAAAAAATTCATCTTTGAACCCAATGATGAAATAACACAAGAAGAAATTAAGGATAATCTGAATCAAACTATTACTAGATTCATACCTAATTTATTGATTAACGATATATCATTTAGAAATGATACAATAGAAGAATTAATTATTGTGGAATTAACCTATACAGTTATTGAGGGGACATTCACAAGTACAGATACGATTACATTAACATTTTAAATATGGCTAAAAAAATAGATTACAACGCTAGGAACTTCTCAGATGTTAGACAACAATTAATAGAGTTCATACAAAAATATTATCCAGAAATATTCTCAGATTTTAATGATGCATCTGTAGGTATGATGCTTTTGGAATTAAACGCTGCGGTTGGGGATATGTTATCTTTCCATACCGATAGAATGTTTAATGAAACACAAATTAGTTACGCACAAGAAAGATCTTCACTATTAGAGTTGGCAAGAACTTTTGGATTAAATATACCTGGTAAAAGACCGAGTATTACGATAGTTGACTGGAAAGTAACTAATATTCCAGTTAAAGGTGACACATTTGATATAAGTTACGCACCTAAAATTTTAAAAGGTTCACAGGCAACAGGTGCAGGTAAAGTATTCGAATTAATGGAAGATTCTGATTTTTCATCTCCATTTACTACTGGAGGTATCCCTAATAGATTAATAGTACCAAACATTGACGGAAGTGGAATAATTCAAAATTATACACTTACCAAAAGAGAAATTATGTTAAATGGTATTACTAAAACTTATAAAAGAACATTAAGTAGAAGTGATTATAGACCGTTTTTAGAAATCATATTACCAGAAGATAACGTACTTTCAATAGAGAACATTATCACAAAAGAAGGTACTAATTTAGTAAACCAACCAACCGAAGAAGAATTTAATGACTTTAGTATAAGTTGGTATGAGGTACCTGCATTGGCACAGGCGGAAGTTTATGTAATAGATGATAATACAATATCTGATAGAGAAGGTATATCTGTAGGTAAATGGTTAAACGCACCTCGTAGATTTATTAATGAATTTACAGACAATGGTTTCTGTAAAATTATATTCGGTGCGGGTGACGCAGATACTTCAGAATTAAATAGTTTTGTTGGTTGTAAAGGACAAATTGATAGAATTGGACAAACAGTGAACAACTTATCATTGGGACAAATTCCACCTACTAATAACACTATCTATGTAAGATATAGAGTTGGTGGTGGAGAAGATAGTAATATTGGTGTTAATGTTATTAATAATTTAGGTACTATAAATGTGGTAATTAACGGTGATTCATCAGATATAAACAGAATCATAAGAAATAGTATTTCAGTTAATAACCCAATACCTGCCTTAGGAGGTAAATCTGAACCATCTATTGATGAGGTAAGAAATTTGGTGAGGTATAACTTTTCCGCACAAGACAGATGTGTAACTATTAAGGATTATCAATCGAGAATACCACTAATGCCTGGTAAATTTGGGGTACCATTTAGAACGGGTGTTTGGGAAGAAAGAAATAAAATTAACGTATCTATTTTGGCGTTAGACTCAAACTCTAAATTAACTACTGAGGCGACATCTACATTAAAACAGAATATCGCAGAATATTTGGCAGATTATAGAATGATTAATGATTTTGTTACCGTTAAAAATGGTAGAGTAATTAACTTAGGATTTGAAATAGATATTTTTGCGGAGAAATCAATCCCTAAAGGAGATATTATTGCGGGAGTTGTCAGTAGTGTAACAAGTTATTTTGATATTAATAAGTGGGAAATGGGTGATAATATATACGTCTCACAACTTATTGAAAATATTAATAATGTTGGTGGTGTATTAAACGTTACGGACTTAAGAGTTTATAATAAAGTGAATGAAAATGGAAAATATTCATTAAATGAGATTGCACAACCATATATTGATGATACTACTAGACAGATAGATTTATTGGGTAAGTATACTTTATTTGGGCAACCTAACGGTATGTTTGAAATTAAATACCCAAATAAAGATATAAAAGTGACAATTTCTTTATCATAATAATTACTTTTTTAAAAATATAGTTAGTTTTAATAAAAAAATAAAAAGTTATGGGATGTAATACATGTAATCAATCATCAGGTTTGGCAAATGAAATAAATGAAGAACAAACATTAAATATAATACCTTCAGATTTAGCAGGAGGTAATTTTCTATTTAGACTTATTGCGTTTTTAGTTATAGTAATTGCGATACCTTTAATTATTTTAGTTCTTGTTGGACAAATATTTATTTCGTTTTTCTTTCCTAAATCATTACCTAAAGTTAGTAAAAAATTTAAGGCAGTATTTATGGGGATATTTACAAAATACGCGGAATTTAAAATTAAAAGAGAGACTAAAAAAAGAGAAAATCAATTCAGAGATACTACAAGTTATGTAGAAGAAAATATTGACGATATCGAAATTTTTGAAAACAAAAAATAAAAAAGAAAAAAAAGTGGGATTTTTATGTCTAAATCATATAGAATTAGGACAACACCTGGTGAGGATAATGGTTATTTGAAGGTCAATCTTGACTTAACTCAAAACTATGATCATTTAGAAATATTAAGTTTAAAAATTTCACAAAAAGATGAGTACCAAAGTTATTGTGCGGAATATGGAGTTATTGCGGGTAGGGTAATCATTAACAATGGATTTGGTGTACCAAACGTAAGAGTTTCGGTATTTGTACCTGTAGAAGATGGAGATTTAAATGATCCAGTAAAGTCTGCGATATATCCATACACAGAACCATTTCCTGATCAAAAAAATAAGAATGGTATAAGATACAATGTATTACCAAGTAACCAACAAAAATTAGATCATACACCAGTTGGTACTTTTCCTAAGAAAAGACAGATATTAGATGATAGTACTACATTAGAAATTTATGAAAAATATTATAAATACACTACAACTACTAATTCTGCGGGTGACTATATACTATTTGGGGTACCTGTAGGTGATCATTTCTTACATTATGATATGGACGTTAGTGATATCGGATTCTTATCTGTTCGTCCATTTGAATTAATTGATCAAGGTTATAGTGATAATCTATTTAAAGATAGATTTAAATTTAAATCTTCAAATAACTTAGATAGTCTACCACAAATATTTTCACAAAACTTACCGATTAGAGTTGAACCATATTGGTGTGATAGTTTAAGTGTTGGTAGTGGTTTAGGTATAAATAGATTAGACATATCAATAGACAGTTTAGAATTAGTACCTACCGCAATTTTTATGGGTAGTATTTTTACTGATGATGAAAAAGATTCATTAAATAAAAATTGTAAACCTGCCCGTGAGATGGGTAAATTAAATGAGGTTATAACTGGTTCTGGTAAAATTGAGGCAATTAGAAGAACTGTAGACGGTAACATTGAGAAATTTACCTTTAAAGATAATTCTATCGATGATAACGGTAATTGGTCGGTATTAGTACCAATGAATATTAGAAAGGTAGTTACTGATGAGTTTGGTAATTTAATACCGTCACCTGATGGTATAAAAGGAGTTTCTACTGAAGGTGATTATCGTTTTAGGGTATCTATGGATGCAACATCTAGTGATAAAAAATTAAGAGAAAGGGCTAAATACTTAGTACCTAACACAAACAACAATTTTAACTTTAGGGAATATGGGATTAACGAGTTAAAAAACAGTACAGATTTTACTTTAAATCAACAACTATCAACAATAACTGATAATACTCCATATGCAAATGATTTAACAAACCAATATAACTATTTAGAAGAGTTTTTTCCATTTAGATGGAAAAAAGTATATACCGTTAAACAGTATATCGGTAGGATGCAGAAAATAGGTGGTCCTTTTGGTGATGAGGCTAGAGGGTTCATTGGTATAAAAGATATATTAAACGGTGATGGTGTCAATAAATTCCCAACCAATAGGTTAGATACTAACTTTAACCCACTTTATACAATTATATGTATATTATTAACATTATTTGGACACATAGTAGGTTTTTTAAATGGGATTTTGAATATTATTAACGGTTTAGTTACGTCAATATGTAATATAAAGTTACCAGTTGGTATATGTAAATATTCTGAAAAAGGTAGTAGGATTGAAGTATATATGCAAGCACAAGAATTTCAAAATGGTTGGGAAAAAGTTAGTGGTTCTGTTTGTAATGATCAGGGGTCTAGTTGGACTAGATGTAATAGGGAATACAGCCCTTGTATAGATACCACATCTTTAGGTGGTGGAGAACCTGATGATTGTGGACCAATTGGTATTGAGTCTGCGGAATGGAGGGTTATAAATGCAAATACACCTAATGCTAAAATACAAAAACCTGGAATAACACCTAACGACCCTTGGGTTGATGTAAACCCTCTTGGTGGTACATATAATGGTATTACAT